ATAAAGCTCAACACGGCGGGTATTTCCAGATTTCAAATAGCCGCAGACGGCTCACTCAGCACCCCAACGCTAGGAACACAAAACTTACGCTTAGGTGCAAATGCAGGTAACAGCATTGCAAGTGGGGGTAATTATAATACTTTAATAGGAGATGGTGCGGGGACAGATTTCACTACAGGGTGCGTACAAAATGTCGCCTTGGGAGTTGATGCATTAGCTAATGATGTGAAAGGCTGTAACAGTGTTGCGATTGGTGCATATGCTTTAAATGCTCAATCATTTAGCAGTACAACTAATGCTTTCAATACAGCAGTTGGAAATGAGGCAGGATTGAGAGTCACAACAGGAATTCGCAACACCCTTCTTGGGGCCTCCGCAGGAGACGCTATAACTGACGCTGATGAAAACGAAGCTATTGGCTATTCCGCTCTGTCTGCTAACGTACTTGGTAGCGGCTCTGTTGCTGTTGGTTCATTTGCTCTTAATTTACAAAACCCTGCATCCGCCGTGACAATGTACAACGTAGCCGTTGGAAATGGAGCAGGAGCCGCAATAACAACAGGCACGACCAACAGTTTTTTGGGCGGTCTCTGTGGAGACGCTACTGACGATGGTACGGCTAACACTGCAATGGGTTATTTAGCTTTATCTGCCAATTGTGGCGACAGTAACACAGCAGTCGGGGCTAGTGCGGGTACCGCAGTTACTGGCGCTAGCAATACGCTTATGGGAGAAGCCGCAGGAGTAGCCGTTACTTCGGGTGGGAATAACTTACTTTTAGGTGCAAACGCAGGACGTTCAGGCGGTCCTGGGGGCAATATAACTACCCATAGTAATAGACTTGGTCTTGGAGATGAAAATATAAGTGAAGCAAACATTCAAGTAGATTGGACTGTAGCCTCTGACCAAAGAGACAAAACAGACTTTACAGCCCTAGACTTAGGCTTAGACTTTGTTAAAGCTCTAGCACCTGTTACCTACAAGTGGGACAAGCGTTCTAAGTATGGAGACAAGACTGCTGATGGTTATGACTTAGCCGCACAATCTCCAGATGGAACCCATAAAGAAGATTGGTTAGACATAGGTTTTAAAGCCCAAGAGGTTGAAGCATTAGAGCAAGCCGCAGGTTACAACAAGAGCAACAAGACCAACCTAATCTCTAGCCACACAGGTGACGGCAAGCAAATGGGTCTTCAGTACAGCAAGTTTGTACCAATCCTAGTCAAAGCCGTACAAGAACAAAACGCCTTGATTGAGGCATTAACCGCACGAATCGTAACTTTAGAAGGATAATTAATCATGGCAAGAACAGCAGAAGAAAAAGAAAAAATGTACAACGCAATGCTAGGAAGCGTTAGCGTCATTACAAACGTCCTAGATGCAAGCAACGAGTTTTGCAACGACCTGACAGACGCAGAAAAGAAAGCGCGTGTTATGCGTAGCTCAGGATATTGCAGTGCAGGCGTAGCACTAGCAGATTGGGGCAGTGAAGATATGTCCACCATCAATGCCGCTGTTTCAGCCGCAGAAGCCGCGTAAGGGAGAAAGATTATGGCATATTTAATAGATTTATACGTACTAGC